ATCAATACTTGCCCAATCAATATCCCATTCACGCCAGTTATTAACATCGCCTAGCTGAATGGTGTCAGGATGATTTGCTTGTGTAACAGTGATAGCGTATTTATCTAACTCACTTGCGTAATAGTTATCAACTTTGAGTCCAGCGCGATTTAATGAAATTTGACCGCACGACATGCCATCAAATAAGCTTAGTACATTCATTTACCTTCTCCTTAAAACTGCTTACAATTAAGCAGGTGGAGTCAATATATTATATCTATTTTAATAATGCAAGCATTTAATTAAATTTATTTTAATTAATACGCATATCGTACAGTTAAGTTTGTGGCAGGCTTTATCACTGGATATTTACGATGCACAAAGTAACCAGCATTATCAGTCCAATCATCTACCGCTGGATGCTCTGCAAACTTCTCAGGCTCACCCCGCTTGTCATAACCTTGTGACTCCAAAGCGTTGGCCAGTTGCGGGCATTTGTCAGTATTGACCATTAGCGCATCATGCGAGAGTAAAGCGTTGAAAGCGTTAACCCTGTCACGAACCAAAGGATTAGCGTTGGGCGCATCCACTGCATAACCTGCGTTTTCAATTAACCCTATATCCGATGCTGAAGCATTAGTTGAATTACTTCTTCCGCTTGCATCTGGATAAATAGTTATTTTGTGCGCGGAATATTGAACAAGATTATTAATGAAGTCATACGTGTCATGGCTAACAAATTCATCAACAGCGATTGGTACATTGTTCTCTATAACCCATACAACAGAGCAACAGCCGCCGATATTAAAATCCACCGACACACATATAAATAAATCAGTTGGAAGCAATACGCGCTGAGTGTGGTGCTTTAAACGGTCAAAGAAGTGATATACCTTGTTAGCTGTTAAGTTAACGAACTCGCCGTTGATATACATTTCAGCTAGTAAAGGGTCATAATTTGACTTTATCTGGTCAACGTAATCGTCTGGCAAGAATGGATTATCAGTAGTTCGCGCCTTTATTAGCTCATAGCCTTCTTCTGGGTTCTTACCCCATTTTGAATAGACCAATCCCTGAAAACCTTGGTCGGGAGTAGTAACTACTCCAATCGTGTTAATGCTTGCCCGTCTTTGTCTGTTACGCTCGGTTATCTTACGCCATACCAGTTTAGCTTTCTCATGTTCAAGCGTATCTATTTCATCGACTATAGAGTGAGCAACTTCATAGGCAATAATTCGCTTAGGATTATCATAAGACCGTAAAATAATAAAGCCATGGCCTTCTACTTCTATTTTGTTTGAATGCTGTTTAAATGAATGATTAACGCCAAACGTATCTAAATCCTGCTGAATGCCGATTAAAGCGCGTAATCTTAGAAGGTCATACGTTGGCATGTAATAAGCACAATTACAGCCAGCATCGCTCAGTAAGAGGCTCACAATACGCATTGTCCCGCCTTGTGTCTTACCACTACCTAGTCCACCGATAATTGCTGGGTATTTAGATTCAGAATAAATAAAGTCTTCTTGTGACTGCGTTAACGGCACATCAACATCAATGTATTCCTCAGTCATTCCTATCTTCTTTTGTGGCTCTTCTAAATGTTACCCGCGCAACTGTATTGTTCTGGGTATTCTGCTGGACGTTGCTTGGTTTAGCGTGTCTATCACTTATGCCCAGCGTAATAGATGCTTTATCAATTAAGTCCTGAGCGTTCTTGTGGTCAAGCATTGTCAATAGTGCATGGTTCGTTAACTTGATTCCTACTCCAACCATGTTGTTCTTTGTTAACGTGCGAATCATCTTAGCATCTTCTATGGCCTGCTTAGTTTGTTCACTGACACTTGTTACTTCTTTGTCACTCAAATTTGCAAGTTCTTGTTCTACTTGTATTTTCCTTGACACTGTTGTTACTAAATCCTTTTCTACTCCCTTGACTAGTTTAGCAACATTTGAGCGGCTTGTTTTGTGCTTATCAGCTAGTTGATGCTGAGTATAACCACCAGCACGCCAATCAGCTAACAATTGTTCCAAGTCATATCTAGCCATTTACAGCATCATCACTTTCAAGGTATTTTTTAAATGAACCTAGAGGATAAAATACCAGTGTATTTCTATATCCATCTTTTTGAGTCTTTTCAATCGGCGTTACGCCATGCACATTCATCCATGCAGGATATACCAACATTGAATTATCGCCGCTGTTGACGGTTGCACCATAGTCAGGAACAGTTGTATTGCCGCCGGTTGTTCCCATGCGTTTGGATATAATGACATTACAGCACCCTTTCAAGTTAGCTGTGTCAAGATGATAATTAGCGGCTATATTGAAGTTTGAAATACTACTGGTGAACAATTCAGCGAACCTATACTTTTCAGGAACAGATTCTTTAATCAATTGTTTCTGTTGCTCATACAGTTCAGGGATGATTGTTTTGATTATTTGCTCGCTTTCTTTAGCAAGTAATAACATGGCTTTTATAAAGTTCCGTGCTGTTGCTACCCTATGCACACTTGATATGGTTGGATAGTTTCTTCTCATGTGAGGTTTAGCCGCAACACCACCCAGAATCGTACTAAACTGAACAACCAATTCTTTACCTTCAGCAAGTCGTTTCGCTTTAGCCGCTTTATCGCCTTGAGGCCCTCTACTCATTTCTTGCTTTGGCACTCTATCGCTTCTTAGTTCTTTATCAGCCAAATCAGCAAGGTCAGCCGCTTTCTGGCTATAAGTAGAAATGTCTTTTATGTAAAAGCCAATAGGCACACCATCAAGGATAAACAAGGTATCTTCTGTAATGTTTGGCTCTAAAGCTTCGCACTTCATGCCAATTTTAATGTCATGGTCTTGCTTTTTTAAGTCAATGCGTTTCATATAACATCCAACCCCATTTCTTTCGCCAATTTTTTGAAGTCAACACGGCAATCAACCCTGCCATATTGTTCTATTATTTTTGAATGATTAATCCAATCAAGATGTAATTGTTTAGCCCATATTGAATCGTACTTATTAACGTATGATTCGTGGAGTCCACCCTTGTTAGTGCCAACAGCCGGAGAATTATAGAATACTTTACAAAAGAATATGAAACTCTGACGATTTGATAAACACTGCATAGCAAAATCAATATCTTCTTTTGTGTTTTCTCTGTATTTCCACGTTATCTTATTTAAGTTTACAAATATACAACCATTCACCTTCCCAGAGTTCACCCTATACGGCTTAGTTTCGCTCCAAGCGAACTGACGTTGATTAACACCAGCAAGTGCAAAGGTAGACTTAGAAAACACCGTGAACGGCTTTACAAGGGCTTCAGCGTCTGGACGATTGCCAGCACGTTTATTCTTAGCTATGCCGAATGAGTTAATATCATCATCACAAATCAATACTGTTTTATGCCCTTCCGCTTTTGCCCATTCCAGCATGAAGTTTCTAACGTATGTAATTCCGCGATTATCTTCTAATATGCTGATTTTGTTTGGCACATCATAAGCATCAATTTCTTGCGGTTCAATAAAATGATAAACAGCAAACCCACTACCCATCAACAGTTTATAGGTTGAAGTATTGACCCTGCCTTTTGATGGAATAAGCGCTATCACAATCTATCCTTTTCCGCCTTTAATGCCGCCATGATTAAACCGCCAACATAATCACCTTGACCACGCCAAAATGATATTAATGAATTTGCTTCGTCATAATCTTCTGATTCAAATTCTATCTGGATAGCCCTGCGTACATTTTCTTCATAATCATCTACATCATCTTCGCCTAGTTCATCAAGCAAACCGTAGTCTATTTCTTCGGCATCTAAAGTGTCAATTTCTACTTCACTAAAACCAAGCAAGGAAATATCAAAATCAACTTCTTTTAAATGTTCAATTTCAAGCTGTAATAGTTCAAAGTCCCATTCACTGTTTAACGCTAACTTATTATCTGCTATCACGTAAGCCCTGCGCTGAGCGTCACTAAGATGACCAGCTTCAATACAGGGTAACTCTGTCAGTCCAAGTTTTTTTGCCGCTAACACTCTGCCATGACCAGCAATAATTCCATTTTCACCATCAATGATAACGGGATTTAGAAAACCGAATTCTTTGATTGAAGATGCTATTTGCGTTATCTGCGCTTCTGAATGAGTACGGCTGTTTTGTGCATACGGTATTAAGATTTCAATATCAACTGATTTGTAATTAGGAAGTTCCTTCATTTCTTTTTTCCTTTTCCAAATATTCTTTCATATTCATCACGATATTTTTTATCGTCGGTTGGCCTTTGCTTTGAGCCTTTTCCGTTTGTTGGAT